GGTCGCCTAGCGGGATTAAGGTGGTGCAGTTGCCTCAAAGTACAATGGAGGCAATCCTGTGAAAAAGAAAGTTTGAAAATCTTCTCCTGCCGCACAGAAAATTTGGATCGTAGCATTTGAATTGGTTTTCATTTGCATACGATAGTCCCAAGCACCATCAAAAATAGCGGCACCTGTATGAGACTCTTGTTTTCCAGGGGTAAACCTGAAGCGACTGTAATAAGGTACTTCAAATTCACAAGCCTGGTTAACTCTACCATTCTGGTAAGCAACACCAGTTGTGCCATCGAACCATGTTGTTGGTAATGTTGGATCTGCTCCTGGCATTCCAATAACCGTTGCGTCCACATTTGACCCAAAAGTCAAAGACGCCGTGGTACCATCACTATACAATGGGTCCAATGGACTTATTTCGCTTCTATTGATGAGGAAATCTATACTATCCCTTTCATCACCAATCTGGATAGGCAGCATCTTGTATCTAATAGATCCGCGATAACCGCTAAATGCGAGAACTACCCAGTGCAGTAACAATGTGTTGCAATAATTGTAAGGACCTGGAGCTAGCGTCGAATTGACTGCATTTGCTACATTACCTCTCAAATAAGGAAATTGTGATCTACGTCCGTAGACGAGTTTGGAACCTAAGTCACCAAGACCCATCCAGAAACCATATCTCTTCAACATTTGTCTAAAAGATGCGATCGCTTCTCCTGTATACACACTATTTAGTTGTGGTTGGTCATAAAACTCCGGACCAACATTTTTCTCATCCGTTTGAATTGGAGCAGACGCGTTGGCTGTCAAGTCCGCATCTGGTACAGACATGTTACCACTTTGAGGCTTAACTACAAAACGATTGAAATCGTTAGCAGGAACAAACACCTCAAAGTCATCTCCGGCAGAGATGAAAACATTTACTTCAATGTCATTATTCACGGTGGAATTCGGAGTTGTAAGCTCATTAACAACAGATACAGTGAGCACACCATTGCCAGCAGGAGCTGCTGGTAAAGCTGTGTTTGAATACACATCTGAAATAGGATCAATTCCCGGTACAGCGTGATCCAACAACGAAACAACTTGACCATTTGATACAGTGATGGTGTAGTCATTTGTTTCAGCTAAATCAATGACGCGCAGAAAATTCGTGTTATACTCTAAACTACTCTGGTAATTTGGATCATATGAAAAACGGACCCTACCTTTGTGGTAAGCTGAGCACACAAATTGAAATCTGTATTTGAGCGTTCCCTTCCAATACTGAAAGGGTAAAGCTGCCATAGCGCAAGCTGGGAAGTTGAAACTTCCAGATGAACCGACAGCCCATGTGACGGGTGAAACAGCTGTATTCCAGAGCAATGACTCTGGTGCAGCAGAATTTGACCAAGTGAACGATGTGACGTATGATTCTCTTGAAGCTATGGAAGAAATTACCATATCATCTTGCGAACCAATGCCTGATATTCTCGGGTCTATTGTCAACTCTTGATTTGAATCAACCGTCATTTTATGGCACGTATCACCTGTGTTAGTAACAGCAAGCGAGGCATTTGCCAATGGACGAAATGATTCCGGACTCTTCGTTTCAGATGGACGAGCAAAACCAAACAACTTAGCAATGGATGCTGTTGCAGTTGCTGCCATAGCAGTGGCCATAGCAAATGGTTTGATTGCAGGTATCATTGATAACGAATTTGCGATTTTAGCAATAGTTGTCGCTGGTCCAGAAACAATACCTTTCTCATTCACCTCTTCTGTTTCCTTTCCCATCTGAGGAGAAATCGAAGCAGGACTAAGCGATGTAAGCACTGACATGTGCAAGTCCTCTGCCATGGCAAAGATACTTATAGTTACATTATCAGTAGCATTATTTGCATGTTTAAGATCGTTCAAGGATCTCAAATAAATTTGTCCTAATTCATCCCAACCTTCATCAGGAATAGACACATAATTGGTATATGAGAAGAAAGGTAGTGTCATTTCACCGCCTTGTGATCGCGTGGGATCCAGATAAATATGTGGCAATTGTGAAGCCTGAACCAAATGGGCACGGTCTCCGTTGATAACAGACAATGTATCAAACTCATCAAAAGGAAGATAAGCCATGATTAATCGTCCATAATGAAAACCATTTCCATTGATTACCGCTTTGAGTTTAAGTTTTGACCTAAGTAAATTGTAGTTACAAATACGATTCGAAACTCGTTTATTTGTGAAATATAAGTTCCATGGATCAAAATTTACATCTAAAGGACTACCAACAGCCCAAGTATACTCAGCGATTTTTACAGGTCGAGACATGAAATTGCCCAAATCTGCAACATCTGAATCTTGCATCATTCGTGTTGGATCGGTTTCACCAATCTGTTCATAGTGAGGATGTTCCAACATATCCTCAAACACTGCGTTTTCTGCTGTCAAAGATGACGTTGCGTTTGAAACTGCAGCGTTTGGCACGGCTCCACTCTGAGCATCTACTTCAATGGGAAGCATATTAAGTATTACCATGACTTGTTCTAAAATTTCTAATGTATTTTCTATTGTTGTGTTATTATAAATATATGTATTAGTAAGCCATTGTTTTCTGACTCTAGTCCTTGATCGGCTCAATTCATTGGACGAGTCTTGCAGTTGGTTTGCGAAACCTATATATACATGCACATGCAGAAAGCCTTTTGAGACCTGACTATATCTCTTATGGTATCCATTCTACATGCCCTCTTTTTACTTATACTCCAAGAGGAATGGAGTTGTGTGAGTTTTACGCCCTCCGGCGGACAACAGGTTAAGAAGAAGAATCCGAACCATAGTTCTTTCTCCACTTCTCAACTCTGTCATCGAAACTGTCATCGAGGAAATGACAATAATCCAACAAATCTGCCCTCCTCATGACCTCTTTTAATTGAGACCTTCTTGTCTCATATTTTTCACGGCCGTGATTGAACCATTCAATCATAGCTGATTCTGCAGCAGCACAAACCTTTTCATTGCGTGTTAATGCCTCTTTTTTACCATACGTGTGTACGTGTAACGATTTGAAAATGGATTTTTCATCCAAAGCACCAACCTTTGCATCAATTTCTGGTATGTATACAGTTCGTCGACACAAGAAATCACTTTCCTCCTCAAGCAAGAAAGGTCGTAATTTCGTAGATTTATCTGGCATGGTATATTTTTGACCATATTTTCCAAGAAATTTTGAAACAGTTTCTATGTTGAATTCTTTTGCAACGGTGTCTGCAACCGATCCATCATTATCATCACCATAGGTAATGAGACTAACATGCGTCCTAAAATCCTCCTTGAAAAAGACATTTGTAGCTATCAAAAATCGGTATCTCCTCCTTGGGATGATCACTTCATGATAGAACACAACCCTTACGTTTAAGCTACCTTCAATGCCATTGATGATCACGGTCAAAGAATTACCACTAATCATGGCACCAACTAGCAAACGAACAAGGTCGCCATTGAAGTTTATCATTGCATAGACAACATCACTCGCAATCGCTTCCATTATCTTAATGCTTTTGTTATCATAGCCTGCACGTTTTGCGCACTGAATGAGGACGTCAAAAGCTGCATTGACCATCTGTGAAGGAATATTTTGATCATACTTGGAATAATCACCACCAAAGATGTTAGGGAATTTCTTCCTATGATTATCTAGCTCTTCCCACTCAGGCCCATGTGAATTGACTCCAACTGCACATTCACACACTATTGGGTTGAGCATAAACACTCTTGCTATTGGTAAGAAATACTTCCTCACATAATACACCAACGATATTGGATTGGCAAAGAAGATCCTGCACTTATCTTTTTCCAACGGAGTAGCCTCATCTTTAGTACACCCTTTACACACAGCATAAAATCTTTCACCTCTTTCATATACTTCACCAACTTCTCTCAAATGTTCCAAAATGAATGGGTGAAATTCTCTGTACTCGACACCATTCTCGTCAATCAAGATGTCAGCATATTGAGATTTAGGTCCAGTTAAAGGATATCCAATGGATGTTGAAAAATCCATTCCTTTCATGAACCGAGAACCATGTATACCATTGAGAGTCTGTCGATGTGTTAATGGATCACATTTCCACATGGGTTTTTCAAACAATGGGTACACGGGTCCAGTGTAATCTTCAATAGCCCATATCAAAGACTCATGCTCAAAATTGTGCGCTGGCTCAGAAATGTTTGCCATACATGTTTGGTACGGTTTCCAAGCGGGTTTCATAGAAGGTTTTCCCCATTGATTCTGAACCCCCATAATATCAAAGATATACGGGGATATTGGGGTCTTCCTAACATCTGATCGAGGCGTTGTCTTCCCAGAACATTGTCCAAAATACTCCAACTGTGTGCCAACAGGTAAGTAATTCATTGGGCTTTTCGGTTCGGGTCCATGAGCACTAACAACAATGTCTTTTCCAAGAATATTATTCTTATATGTACCACTGGAACCACCTAACCTTACCCCAGGAATAGCGTCAAGTTTGTCGTATGCATTTTTCAACATTGGTAATGTTATTTCACCATAAATGCCATATTCGATCTCTGACACTCCTCCTAAGTGAACTCCCACAAGTTGTTTGACTGTCGTGTCGCTAAGGATAGGTGCACCACACAAGCCTGAAAATGTCTTAGCTTGATACTTACCGCCCTTGAAATCGGAACAATGAGCATGTCCAACTCTGGCAACAGTGGGTGCAATATTTCCATCCAAAAATTTTCCTTCTTTTGTCCTGAATCTGATTTTTCCATGATATGTCTTCCCAAGAGGCAATGTCTCTTTTGGGAACAAATGGAATAAATTCTTATGATCACCACCTCCGCCGACATACACCATTCGCAAATCTGTCCCTGGTAAATGATAAGATGCAATCTTGCTAACTGTGTAGCTAAATCGTCCACCATTCACCTCAGGATCAAACTTACTGAAAATGCATTTTAAATTGTCAACGCTTTTACCCTCAATCTCAAAAACATGATTGGGTAAGATACAAATATTTGTGTCCAGAAACAAAGCATTGACGAACATCTTGTGATCAACAAAATTGCAATAATACAAATTTTTGCCAACGATATTCATCAATTGGTCAATTGTCATAGTCGAAGTATCTACATTTTTTGGCAGTTTCTTCACATGGACTTTTGACCATTGATCCTTAGTGACTTCACGTTCATCAACCTCCGCGGGTGATGACGGTGTGAGCACACCATGTGGCTCTGGTTTCTTTGCATTTAAACCACCTTCAACATTGGGTTGTTCTTCAACCTTCAGAATCTCTGACGACTGTTTGCAATTGCGGATGAACTTGACCAGTGCATATGCTGACAATGCAATGGCCGAAGCACCCAGAAGTCCCTTGGCAATCCTATCTCTTTCTTCTAAGGAAATAACCTCCACTGATTCATTGGTTTCTATCAATTCATCTACAAAATTTTGCTTGGCAAGATCCACCATACCCATTTGGCGCACTGACGTATAGGCTACGAGAGATCCGAAAATTAGCTTTGCATCTTTGGGTTTTACCCATTGATATTTCAAAGCATACATCAATGGCATCGAAGATGCTAAAGCTCCCAGCCAATTAAATGCAGTAGCTCGAATGTAATGCTTGAACATGGAACGTTGATTCGTTATCATCATCAATTTTTGAAACTTCTCGTTTCTGACCCAACTAGATGGCAACAAAGTGTACCATCCATTCCTGCTCCAAAATCTATCAGCTTGATGCAATAAGACTCTACTGGCCGCATAGTCAGCTCCATTGAACAAACCTGTGTATTTACAAGCTGCTGTGGAGGCTACACTATACAATGCGTTACCAAGATGAGAATGAGCTTCAACTTCTTTGGAGTCAAGCTCCTTTAGTTCTTGAATAGCAACACAACTGCAGACGCCTTTCAATTGTCTACATCCTTCTATGCCACATACCTGTAAAGTTTTACACATCAATTTCTTGTTGTTCATTAACATCTTTTGTTTCTCTCGATGATGAAGGAATTTTTCTGTCAAAAACTCTAGTAACAATTTGGCCGGAATATTTTTCAATTCGCGTCCACGCCATCTTACATTTTCGACATTCGGTAGTGCGGATATGGAAGCACCTGCAATGGGTGTGAACTTCTGCACCGTACATAACCAAATATCATCGATTGGTTCATGACGATTCGCTTTGCGCCACAATAAGGCTTTTTCTTCATCAAGCATTCCTCCTTTCTCTCCATTCATTGAGAATTCAGGGCGTGTGCTAACGATTATCCTGTAGTCAATTCTTCGCAAGGCTGCAGAAGGAGACGTGACCCAAGTCTTAACTTGCATCCACTCAGAATTAGTCGTTATAGTGCACAACTCAGGTTCAGCAAAAACTCTTCCTTTGGACTCAAGATCGGCCATCTCGAGAGAGCATTTAACGTTATTCTTGATCCTAAAGATATCTTCCCAGGGATTGAACGACGCCTTATCAGCAACTCCTTGACAAAAATCATCCCAATTTATAGATGTCATGTCAGATCTATATTTTGACCAAAAACGTTCGCCAGGGTTCTTTGTGTACCACAATCTTTCACTCGCTTCAACACCAGCAGATGTCAACAAAGCTCGTTTGACTTGCTCTGTAATGAAAGACTTACTCTGTGCTGTGTTACCAAAGAAACAAAGAAGCATAGGTGACATGCGAGTGCCTCCTGCTATTTTCAAATCGACGAAATTGTTGTGTATTTCCATCAGTTGAGAATGTAGCCTTACCAATGTAGCATGAGCCATGCCTCTGGTTATAATCTTCTTTCTCCTTTCTAGTTCCACAATGGCATCTTCTAGTTTGATACTGAACTCTCTATCATCAATACCAAAATCCGTCTGAAGATTACCTACTGCACAAGAATCCCACCAACGCCTTATGTCTGCAATGCGCTGATCCATGGTTACATCTTCCATACCTGACCACAAAGGATTCAAGGAACCGTGTTTCCAACATGCATATCCAACTTCAACAAAATAGACGACAGTGTCCATAACTGCGTCAATAACAGATCCAGCTTTCTTGTGTACTACATTCAAATCAGCAGATATCAATTCAAACCCTGCAATATCAAATTTCACATTTTCTTCGTCACACAAACCAAGAACTACTACTAATCCTAAGAGTTTCGACAGTTTAGTTGTGAACAAAGAATCTCTGGCTTGTGCCCAATTGGCTCGGAAATCTTTCAATCTCTTTAACCATTCGGGTTTGTCATTCCATTGGAATTCTGTATTAGTTTTTAACCTCGGATCTTCCTCATCACTAGAAATTTCTTTCTTCTCTTCTGAAGTCTCCTCTCCAGCTTGTACTTCGACTTGGTTTTCATCAGGCTCAAACATGATACGAGTTATCAATTCTCGCAATTCGAAAAATATAGATCCCTTGATATGGGTTTTCAAATATGTTAATAGAGCTGTAAACACTCCGAGATTATTTGCTGCGTTTTCAATGCCGCTATACAAAAGCGCAACGTTCTCAATAAAATCAAGTAATTGTTCACTGGATTTAATACCAGCTTCGACTATACATTGCTGAATGTAAGCCATTCCTTGATCTATCACGCCATGCGATTGCACTTGTTTAGCTCGTTTTCTGCGAGCCTTGCTCTTTTTCTTAGAGCTTTTTATTTTCCTAGAAGATTGCCGATTGATTTGAACTCTCTCGGCATTCTTTTTCTTCTGGAATTTGTCCTTGTAATAAGAATTCAATGTCAACCATTCTGAATATTCTTCTGGTGACATGATTCTTTTACAATATTTTTCATCACTTTCTTCATAGAGCATCGGTGAAGTATGTGATTCTTTCTCATTATGGGTTGTGGTTCGAGTTTGTTGATTAAGATTGTTGTTACTAAATTAAAGGTATAAGGAGTCCCATCACAGGACTGTAACACACACAAAGGGGGATTAGCCCTTTGCTTCCTATTTAGTTTGTTTGAGTGTATAGTTCATCGCAACCATTTAAATGAACATCTCCGGTCTGACTTGCATCTACTATTCAGGTACTAATCTGAACAAAATAATGTAAGTCGTGCTTTCCACTAGAAAAACTATAATAAACGACGTCTCCACTACGTCCTAAGAGTCAAATGATTACCACATCATCTGAACTAACATACTCTAAAAGAGTTCAACAGTTAGGAGTTGGTTTTTCTATAGGTGTTCCACACACCGTTGACTGGTCTGCCCAATCTGTAGCGTAAATTACGCTAATTAGATCTCATACGTATATGTGATCAGTAAAAGTTAGCCATGCTTAGCATTTACATAATACGTTTATGTCAAGTAACGAATGTTAATTGGTGGGATAACATTAATCCATACTAACTAAAAACAATGTGTTCTGGTACTTCCATATACACATTGTGCTTTTATCGACAGTAATTCAAGTTAGATTATATTTAGAAATACTTCTGCCCTCAAACGATTGAGATTGCTCAGTTGTTTTATGTGTACTGATACACGGGGGGGGGGTGTTGTGGTGGCAATGCCACCTAAATGGGATTGCTCCCTAACGGGACACGAATGTCCCAAGTGGGGCCAAAGCCCCGATTTCGGCCGTGAGGCCTACCGTATAATGATAAACTTATTCTACTTATATGAGCTCCAAGAGTCGTCATGCTCTTGGGCATCTCATAGATAA